TCAGCAGGCGATCGAACTGGCTGAGATCGTCAGGGGTTTTGAGATTTTTGGCCAGTTCGTTTAGCCAGAGCCTGCAACTGTTTTTCGTTCATAAAGTAACCTGCTTTTGATGTTGGATTGAACATATCAAAATCAGGCAATTACACAAATTTATGTACAGGCTCGACAGAGAGCGTTGTTCATGGAAAGTGGGCGCGGTCCCCTCCGGCCAGGTTATACCGCTGCGGTTCCTGGCTTTTTTAAAGGTGGTTGTGATGGCATTAGGTGAAACCCTATCCCCCCGCGTTGCTTGTGATGTGGTGTGCCGAAAATGCACCAGATACTGGCTCAGTACCGCATCTCTACATTGAGTCACGACGTCCCTCAGTGAAATATTGAGCGCCACGCAGGTAAGAGCCAGTGGGATAGCCAGACGTGCCCCTGTTTTCTCTTGGGTGACGTGCAACATGTCGTCCCAAATATCAGAAAACTTCATATTAGAAATGTCACCGATCCGCTGGCCAGTCACCAAAGCCAACAACATGGCACACTGGAGGTAGGGGGGATGTCGTTCAGCCGCAGAATAAATGGTTTTCCACTCATCAAGCGATAAGCGCTGGCGCATCACTCTGTTCCGGGGTTGTTTTGTTGCCTGTGCCGGGTTATAGCCTGGCGGTACGTGCCCCGCGTGTTGCGCCTCTTTAAAAACGTCAATGATAGCCATCCTGACGACCTGAGCCATACGGCTATGTCCCTGTGCTTTCACGGCATCAATGATTTCTGCTACTTCCAACGCAGTAACATCTTTCAGATAAAGCATCCCAGAACATTGGCGCAATAATTCGACAGGCTTCTTCTTTTGCTTAACGGAGTTGATTTTTATTTCGCCTGATTCAAGCCGTTCTTGCTGGATTTCAAGGTAACGATCTAGCCATGTTGTGACGGTGATAAACTCTCTGGACTCACGCATACGGGCGATTTTTTCGTTAACGCTGAGGATCTGCCGGGTACGCTGCTCTGCGATAATGTCGTTTGCCTCACTGGCGACCTGTTTGGCTTCCTCTGTATTGGTACCCAGGCTGTGAAAATTACCCGTTACGGGGTGCTTGTATTGCCAATATACGCGTCCGGTACGCTTATCTAACTTTGAGTACAGATTGGGGATGGTTATTTTGTGGGTTCGTGGTCTGGCAGCCATCTGCAATAATCCTCTTCAACGCGGGGTTTGCTGTCGGTGCGATTTTGGGTTCAGCTAAAATGCCGATAAATCGGGCGTCACGATCAATCATCCACTTTCTGCCAACTTTTCTGGCCGGTGGCGCCATCATGTGACCTTTGGCATATTTCGTTAATGTGTGAAGGCTTGGAGCTAAACTGCCAAATTCATCTTCAGCCCATTCCTTTAAACTCACCATTCTGGCCATGTTCATGCTCCGCTGTATTCGTTGATAATCCGCATTACTTCCTCTCCGATACCTTCCCGTAGGACCAGTGTCCGTCCATCCTCGTCTATCTCGGCATCGCTGAGCAGTTCAACCAGCCGGCGGGCGCGTGTCGCGCTAAACTGGCTGCCGGTGACGCTGCGGGTAACCTTCTTCCGCCCTTGAGCCTTTGCCCGCTTCACATCCTCCTGCAGTACATCCCCGGCGCTCTCACCGTGCTCCTTCACGCGATCGACTGCTACGTCCATAGCGACATCGCCGGACTTCACCAGCTGCTGTACGTCGTGATTCGACGCGCTGAGGATCAGCAGTTTGTCCACGGTGGCGCGGCTTTTGTGGATCAGCCTGGCGATCTCATCTGGCGTTAGATTGAATGCGCTCAACTCCTTCACAACCAGGCTCTGTTCGAACTGCGTCAGCGGCAGCTGGTTGTTGCTGGTCATGATGCGCGCCACGCGCTCTATATCGCTCCCTGTGAAGGGGGCGATGGCGATCAGGCTGATAGGCTTACCAGCCTCTCTTACCCGGCGATACGCCCGAATACGGCGGTGCCCCTCGACGACCCAGACGCCGCCCTCATCGCGCGGGCGGACCTCAAGTGGCGGCACCGTTCCACCGGAGAACAGGAACTGAAACAGATCCTCGTCGGCTTGCTGCGTCCGCTCATCATCAATACGCTTGTTAAATCCGTCCTGTACGTGGATATCATCCAGGCTGATGAACATTCCGCTGTCACGGCGGGTAATCGGGCCGCCTTTTTTGCACATTTGCTTGAATGAGTTAGCCACGGTTCACCTCACCATTTTTTATTGGCCTGATGGTTTCAAGAAGGAGACGGCGGCGCATGTTGGGGGCTCCCCAACGGTAGCCTGTCGTCTTGTCGTAGCTTTCAGTGGATTTAACCACCCATGATGTTTTGGTCTCGTGGAGGCGTAACCGCTTTTTGCCATCCCGAGTGATGACGATGCCGGTGTGGGTTTTAGGCATTGTTATTCACCTCCTGCTGTTGTGCTGCTGGCAACGAGTAAGCAGGACTTACAAGTTCGGCCTGTAGCCATTCTTTGGTAATAGTGCTCATGGTTTAGTCCTCATCCCATACAGCGAATGCGCTGTCATCATCACAATCAATTTCGCCTTTCTTACCGCACTCAGAGCAGACGACACCATCGCCGGCATACAGAAAGTCACTGGTGCCGAGTTCCGTGGTAACGTCAAGCTCATCGTTGTCACAAGCGGGGCAATATCCAGCCCATTTAATTCTTAATACTTTCATCTCACACTCCCTTTATTTCTTGATTGCTCGCTGCGTATAAGCGGGGGTAGTATTTTATTTAAGCCGGATTCTTACCCGTGTCCGGCGCACGAACTCCATCACCATATGGAGGTTCTCCATTAACTCCACCCAATGGAGGGTAAAATGCGTATTAATCAATTTGGTGGTACAGAACGTCCAAGACCTGATGGGCAAGTACCGTACAGGCCGACGCCTGCGCCAAAGCCGAAAAAATAGAGGTGCCAAATGACCCGGGATGAATTGCTTTTTAGTATTCGATATTCATTTTATATAGAAACAATGCATGCGATCTTATACGCCAGATTGGATCGCATACTGACGTTTATTCAAATTACGCTCGGGTCAGCAATATTTGCCACCTATGGTAGCGCTCCTCTTTTTGGTGCCATTATTGCCGCAATATCTATCGCCAGTTTTGTATGGCAACCGGGTAAAACGGCTATGCTACATGAGATTCAAGCGAAACAAATGAAGGCGCTGATAACGATGTCGGATAGCGTCTCAGACGCTGATCTCCATGCTGCTTACGTTAAAGCGGAAGAGGGCGATAACCCAACGCTTGGGATGTTACGAGACCCTGCTTATAAAAGGGTGCTTATCTCTCTTGGCCGTTCATCAGAGTCTGCGGCTATTAAGCTGAATATGTCAGAGAAGGTCGCGGCCTGGTTTTCAGGTGACCTTCCAAAAGATGAATAATTTACCAATTCATTATTGGTGTTAATAAATTATTCTGAGGTAAAGCCACAAATAGGACATATGACCGGGATTTTTATCAAGTCCCATCCTGGAGGCAAGGGGACTCCTATATTGTCGATACTTACCTCCGATCGTGAGGCGTTTACCCATGGCTGCGATTCGACGATGTCAGCATTGCTAATCCAGCGACGAAACATGGCGTAATCCTTCAATATCCATTCGCATTTCGCCAGAGAGAGCACTTTGTCAGACGAGGTACCTGGTATTGGATTCCTGTTTAATTCGACTCTATGCTTAACGGCATGCTCCAGTCGGTCAATTTTATCCAGGAGGCGCTGCGCCATCCTACTCATTCCTTTTACTTCGGCTGAGTTCTGTTTCACGTTATTCTCCTATCATTAACATTGCACTTGTGTGCTACATATCCAGCTATGCATTCTTTCTTCTCTCCTGCGATGTACCTTGAACCCGCTGAAAGCAGCGCTGCAGCGTGATTATCAATGCGTTTACTATTTATCTCAGATTAGGTGACTTGTTTTGTTTTCTGGGATGAAAATAACATCATTTATTAATGGAAATTATTTTTTTTGATGGGTTCTAAGTATTCGTTGATAGTCCGTTTAGTACTCTATAGGTAACTTGTTATATCAATTTCTATCCATTATAAGGCCAGAGTATTTACTACCATTAGCAACTAACTAAAACAAGGATACTTATGAAAAGATATGCAATAGATCACTTCATTCCCAGTCAAGGTAAAAATTTTGACAGGGATGTGACTGTAAATAGTATAGATCCTACTAGGATGACTATTTTTTTAGGTGGTGCTTCGGTTAATAAAGAAGAGGAAAGAACCCCATCTATTATTTGGGATGTTAAAAGGAGTGAGTCTAGCATTTTGTTTTGGGCAAAAATATATCAGGGTGACACAATTAAAGCTGTGCAGGTTTTATTAACAGAAAGCAATGATGGTTTACTGGTCAAAGTAATTGATGCGAAGCATGCTAAAGCTTCAATAGATGAGTTACAAACATATGACTTTAATAATTTTGGCACAAAATCTAATGTCGCATATTCAGAGACTGATAACGGATATGGTATATCATTTATATCCGTTGTATCAGGTAGAAATATGTTTCTAATTAGAACAAATAGTGTTATTAGCACTGGAAAAAGAAGCTTATATGAAAACAATGGAACTGTTAGTGTTCTTAATCTAGACCCAACTAAATTAAGAATCAATATAGGTGGTTTCTTAACAGGTAAACCTGATCTAGTAACCCACTTATGGGGTTTTGAGAGGCCGGTAGAAGGAAAGCAATTAGAAATATTATCTTTTTGGGCAGAGTTTTTTGACAAAGAAAAAACAAAGGCAGTGAAAATAGAAATAACAGCAGAAGATGGAAACATTTATGCAAGGGTAGTAAATGCAAAAAACCAACATGGAAACGTATTAGGCGTTTTTGATTTTAATAAAGGTGGTAATGAGGTTGGGTTTCCATCTCCAACGCGCAGCATCTCAGAAGAATATGGGATTTATTCTATAAGTGGTTTATATTGCACTGAGAGTGTTGCTGCATGATATATGTTTATAGCACAAACAAATCAATATTGAATTGTTTGGTTCGATAAAAATGATTTATGTGTCAGACTAATTTTTATCGTAGCTCAAATGGTGGGGCATCTCGGCGTTGAGAACGGCCTCAACGCCGATTTTTTGTAACTTATTAATTTCTATTTGTAGAGCTTTAACCATTGTCTCATGTGTGTGATTCATAGACATCGTTTCACTATAATACCTCACTATGAACAGAGAAATTCAGCAGAGACTGCAGTGGGTAAAACTCTATGAAACGTCCGGTGATGCGGGATTCGTATGCCGTCGCTGTGGCATTTCTCGCCCCACATTGCGTAAATGGTGGCGCAGATATCTGGCGCAGGGCATTGCTGGTTTGGAAAGCCATAGCCGTCGCCCTAAACGCTCACCATCAACAAAAACTGGTACTGGCGAAGTTGCACTTCCTGCTGCGGTCTGTGACTCACTGCCATGACGCCCGTAATGACAGTACAGACTGCAGGTGGGTATGATTATTTCCATTTAGAATCATAGTGTTGCTCATTATATGCTATTCTGAATAGTTGATTGCATGGCGTAATTATACTGACAGTCGGCTTTGTGCCAGAAGCGGACATTGCTATCATCAGCTTTTGTTTATTTATGGGGAGATGGTCAAGTAAGTGCAGCTATTCAGTCTTGTACTAGGCTTTACTGATTAGAGGTATTTAACAGCTAATCAGTTATTCACTAAATACGGAAATGTTGTTTAATTTTTCTTTTTTGTTCTTTGTATTCTATATGCCCTTTCTTCAACAGTAGTTAATGGCTTGTATGTTGAAGTCTTTACCCCAACGTGTCGGGCAGTTGGCTCCCCAGCGGTGAAGCGTCTTTGGAAGTCAAGAGATACACCATTATTTTCAGCGAGCATGCGAACATACCCTCTAATCATGTTTTCTTTGAATTTAAACCAACCCTTCCGTCCCTCGAAAGCATTTACTATCACTTCTCCAAATTCGGGGGATTTTAGTTTATTAAATTGCCTATCAAATTGGCTTTCAGAAAGTGCATTTAATTGCTTTTGGTTGCATATTTCACTATATGAATGCTTTATTGTCTTTTTCTCGCGCTGTAAGTCCTCAGCATCAGCCATAGCCTATAGCAAATGGTGAAAGTATTCTTGCCTCCCTAGTGTAGCAAGAACATAGTCATGCTTTAATGTCTCAGATATTGAATCAACAGCATCATTTAAACCTTCCAAAAAAATGTCGTGATCAATTATTTCAATATTTTCACTTTTTGCATGAGCACAGGTTAGAATTTTTTCACATAATAAATGTACGTAATGGGGGAACCCATCACTCAATCCCGCTATTTTATGTCTTATGTTATCATCTACTTTCAATTCAAAAGCACCGAAAGCATTATCTATTATTTTAAATCTTCCATTCCAAGGTAATGCTTCTAAATGAGTTTGATGAATTTGTCTTTCACTGGAAAGGTGCCCGCCAATCAGGGAGTGTAATGAATCACTAATTCCAGTAAATATTAATTTCACATTGATGTTCTGATCACCTAATGCTTTTACTAGTCGTCCGAAATTTTGCTTTTCATGTTGTGATTCTATCTGGTCAAACTCATCAATCACAATGAAAGGTTTTTGAGAGTGTATTTTTGTCAGGTCTTCCAAGGCTAGGACTGCTGAAGATATTGAATTGATATTTAATTGGGATCTTTCATCTGTTTTTTTTACGGTTGTATCTAGTTTGAATCCAAGTAGATTTATTCCGGCGGATATGGAGCTCTCATTTTTATAGTTTTTGCATGGCTTTGTTTTTACTACAATATCATTAATTATTGATGCTAAAGTTGAAGATGGTTCGCAACCTACAAGAATAGGTTCGTTTTCTTCTTGTAGCTTATACGCAATTGTATGTGCTAAAGATGTTTTGCCAACGCCGCGATCCCCATAAATAAATACGCTTCGACCATCAGAATATAAAACCGACTCGATTGCGCCAAGTTGTTTTTCTCTACCGAAGAGAAGTTCAAAAGTAGATACGGGTGCCGCCGGACGTACGACTTGATTTAACAAGGTATAAAAGTCATGATTACTCATAGCATTTATCGACATTTTGAAATTCTCCTCGATTACGTAACTTTTATCTATTCTATCCCTAATTGGTTGATTTAACATCATTTAGATTATTGACGATGTTGCAAATTGCTTGTTCTTTTCTTCGCAACTCACAATATTTCCTCCAGATTTTTGCTATCCAGCACCACTACGGCAAAGCTCAGCGTGCGCAGCCGTCCGTGCTCGCGCTGCTGGTCTATGCGTGGGGTGGTTCGCCAGGGGCTTTGCATTCGACAAAAACGAGACGGCCGCCGGGTGGTCGATTGTTTTAGTGAGTTAAGTCTTTTGCGAGGCTTTGCTAAAGCGTCACTTTTTTCATAATAGGGCCTAAACTTCCGCTTTTCGCTCTTAGCTGACATTGAGTTGTCCCTAGTGACAGTTAATTGCACTCACCATTGTCCGCTGCTGGCCAGGGATGCCATGGCACCGTGATGCCTGGGGATGCCTGGGAACTGAGTTATGCGAATCTCTTCGCTCAACGCCGAGTGCATGGTTTTGATTGTTAAAGAGCGGAGCGTCCGGTAGGGCGCTTTTTGCTGCCTGTTAATCATCCTGCTATCCATTTACCACGAGCAGTTGCCTCGTTGGCGTCTGTCTGTTGGTGAGTACCTTCAGTAACAATGAATGTACCTTTGGTTACTGATGGCGTCAAGCTAAAATTGTACTTTTAGTTACGACTATGTATAAAAAAAGGCCAGATTGGGATCCGGCCTTTTGCAACTGATTTATTGGATTAGATATTTTGCGTTATCTGGACGACCTTCCCAACGATGCGGCAATTTCCGGTTATCTGGATTGGCTTAAAGAGCGGGTTTAACGGCATAAGATAAGTGTAGGGGTTGTCCCATACCAATTTTTTTACGGTGGCCTCTGAGGAGCCATCCAGAACGGCGACAACTATTTTTCCGTATAAATCATCCGGCTGTCCGTAATGGGGTTCGACAATGACGATGGCGCCTTCAGGTATTGAGGGGAGTCCGTTGGGGTTGGTCATTGACTCTCCCCGAACGACCAGGCCAAAGACCTCATCGGAGACATTGGCCGTTGTCTGCGTCCAGGTGATGATATCCGAATGTCCGGAGCTGGCGTAGGTCTCAGTCCATGTCCCAGCCTGAACCGCAGAAATGATGGGTACTGCCACCGGCGGTTTGAGATATGGGATCACCCGGGTGTCATCTTTTATCTCATCCGGGCGTGCGCTGTTGCTGCCATAAAGTATCCACTCAGGTGCCACTTGCAGGGTTGCTGAAAGCTGATGCAGGTTTTCCCCGTCTGGCTTGGTGGTTCCGTTTTCCCACTTTGTGACAGATACGCGACTGACTCCGAGCCGTTTGGCCAGAGCCTGTTGAGTGATGTTGAGCTGTATCCGCCGGGATCTGATTCTGTCTTTCATCTCTGTTTTCATGTAACCAATGTTACAGAATTATTCTGTAACTGTTGTTTGCTATTTGATGTACCCTTTGTTACTTTATTGGCATCGGATAACGAGGAGGAGCTATGCGTAAATCAGTTGTGATAGCGCATTTTGGGGGCGTTTCAAAAACGGCCAAGGCCTTGGGGATATCGCACCCGGCAGTATGCCGCTGGAAAGAAATCATCCCTGAAAAACAGGCCTTGAAAGCAGAGCGTATCTCCAAGGGTGCTCTGAAATATAACCCCGGTCTGTATCAAAAATAATACCTGAAGGAAGCACACACCAGTAACTACCGAGAGGGAAAGACGATGGTAGACATCAAGACGACGATCAAAGCGATATGTCGGGCGTACCCGGGAGGCAGAAGGCGATGGCCGTACAGCTTGGCATGACCTATGACGCGTTCCGCAACCACCTTGATCAGAAGTGCGCCAGCCGGTTCTTCACATTGGCAGAGATAGAGCGGATGGAGGATGTCTCCGGGACGTCACTGCTGGCTGAATACCACGCCGCGCGCCGGGGGAAATTACTGGTTGATATCCCCGTTCTGGAGCTGCTCGACAACGTGGAGCTGTACGAGCAGTCCATGCGGGAGCTGGTCGCCGATGGTGAGCTGGCGAAAGCCAAAGTGGAGGCTGCTGCAGACGGTGTGATTTGTGGCGCTGAACAGCAGGCGTTAATGACGCTGTTCTGGCGGAAGATGCGCCATCACGCGTGTGGGTTCTTTGCCTTCATGGCCCTGAATGGTGCCGCAGATGACTCAGCTGTGTGGGTGGCGCACCGGGAATGCCGTCCCAGTGCGCCTGCGCATAACTCGTGTGGAGATTAAGACGCATGGACATTCTAAGCCCAAACCGCCCCCGGGCGCAATTTCGGTGCCGGATCGCCGGTGGCCGCCTGAGCTATGAGCAAATCGTAGCGGGGCAGGGGACACCTGGCAACAACCAACCGCGCCGGGGATTGGTAGTCAGCCGCGAGGCGGTGGGTATCGCCTGGGGGGCGTTTTACGGGAGGGGGGGATCATGGCTAAGTATCCGCGAGTCGGCCATCTGTACCAAGACGTGTATGGGCATACCGTGCGTGTGGTTGCGACGTGCGCAGAGAGGCAACAGGTTACCTATCTGCGAACTGAACCGGGCTGTGGCTGGCGGATTAACGCGGCCTTGGTTGTGTTCAACGCCTATTTCAGGAGGTGCGCATGAGGATTGAGCAACGGTTAATCGCCCACAGGCGGGTGGGTCAGGCCGCCTCATGTTCAAGCGTAAAATCGAAATGCACGGCGCTGAACGGGAAAACGATTTTTCCATCAGTATCGTGGTCGATGACACCCGCTTTTAGCAGCATGTCCACGTCGCGGTGCACCGCCCTGAAATCGCGCCCCAACCGCCTGGCCAGCTCACGGATTGACATTGATCCGGCGTTGGTCATCTCGTTGACAATGTTCAGGCGTCCTGGGGCCAGCATCACTTTTGCCAGTGATTCAACGTCGGGGAATGAGATGGAGAACGGTGTTTCTACCGGCTCGCCAGACATTGCCGCGGCAAATGATCTCTTGGTGTCTTCCTGTGACTGTTTTGCTGTCATAACTCTGACAACCAATGTATTCATGATGTTAACTCCTCAGAGCCTGTATATCGGCGTAAAACTGTTCAATCAGGTCGGTCAAATCAGAGAACATGACGGGGAGCTCGCTGCCGCCGATATGTTTGTGATCGCCTTTGCCGGCCTCGTTGTCGTAGCGCATTACGCAGACGCCGTTAACGACATAAGCCAGTCGGTATTTGTAGCCGTGATAGCTCCCCAGAACAGAGGGGGCTACAGCCCAGACCACGATGTCGGCAAATTCATTTTCGCCTTTCAGCACTTCGCGCTTTTTGTAGATCAGTTGAGCTGGCACGGTGTTACCTCCTGTACTGATGTCAACCATAACATCACCTTTTTAATGATGTCAATGATGTCATCAGTTGATTGTCTGAGCTCAGGGGGGTATGCTGAAAAGGCAGCGGCAAAATCCGTTGCCGGGATTGGCGTCCCGGAATTTTCCACAGCGCACGACCGCGCTTTAGCGGTTTTTTTGTGTGCGATGCACGGCTACATCCAGATTATGGTGGGCCGGGCAGGGGCATCGAAAGATGCGCCGGTATCTGTGGAAGCCGGTTACGCCAACCCTGTTCGGTTCACCACCAGTCAGATTGGCGTCTGTGGTGGTGATTGTCCAAATCATTCCACAGAGGCTGCCATCATGGCTACGTTCCCCGTCCCCGATCACCCTGAAATCACCGTTATCAACGGCCAGGTTGTTACTTCTTCTGTCGCTATTGCTGACTATTTCCTTAAGCGTCACGATGACGTTCTAAAGAAGATCCGCACTCTCGAATGTTCCCCCGGTTTTCATGCCCGTAATTTTGCGGTTTGCCGTAAAAACAGTGCGTTACAGAACGGCAAACCTCAACCCTACTACCAAATCACCCGCGATGGTTTCGCGTTCCTGGCGATGGGCTTTACCGGCAAGCGGGCGGCCCGGTTCAAAGAAGCCTACATCACCGCCTTTAGCCAGATGGAAAGGGCCCTAAACGGCGCACCAGCGTTACCGGGCCCCGCACACAATGCGCACGCTGTATATCTCTACATGACAGAGATCCACCGGGTGTGGATGTCTCACCTGCGCCCCATGCTGGTGGCTTCCCAGTCTCCCTTGGCTCATAGCTGCATGACTACATCAACGATGGTCTTTTCGCCTCAGCGCTTGTCGATCGTTCGCTGAACAGCAACAAGGAGGTATGCCATGAGTAGCAAATTGCATGGTCTGGTATGGGAAGGGTGTGCCCATGCTGGTCTGATCCTTTCCCGCGTGGCTGTGATGGCACGGCTGGCGGATTACAGCAACGATGAGGGGCTGTCGTGGCCGGCGGTGGAGACTATCCAGCGTCAGATAGGTGCCAGGAGCAAGACCACCGTTTCGGCGGCGATAGATGAGCTGGCGCGTGATGGCTGGCTGACTAAGACTGCCCGTAAGTCTGGTGGGCGTGATCTGAGCAATGTTTACCAGATCAATGTCGATAAGCTGGAGGAGGCGGCAGCGGCGGCCCGCATGGCCAACAAGTCCAAAAAGCGGGGTGGGCGCGTTACCCCCCCAATGATTGACCCCTCAAATATTGACCCCCCAACGGTTGAGGGGTTAACGGTTGACCCCCCAAATATTGACCCCCCAATCGTTGAGGGGTCAACCATTGGTAAAAACACCCCCGTTAAGTCAATGGTTGACCCCGATCCGTCAGTTAAAACAGATCCGTCAGTAAAAAGATCTTCTTGTCCGGACGCTGCGCAACCGGACGAGTCTGACCGCGATCATGAATTTTTGGCCCGTCATCCGGATGCGGTGGTGTTCAGTGCCAAAAAGCGCCTGTGGGGCGGGCAGGAGGATCTGACCTGCGCCGAATGGATATGGGGGCGCATCCTTCGACTGCACGAACAAGCCGCTGAATACGATGGGGAGATGGTCAGGCCCAAGGCACCCAACTGGATAGCCTGGGCTAACGAGGTGCGCCTGATGTGCCAGCTGGATGGGCGCACTCACAGGCAGATTTGCGAGCTGTTTGGCCGGGTAAACCGTGATCCGTTCTGGTGCCGCAATGTCCTGAGCCCGGCGAAGTTGCGTGAGAAATGGGATGAGCTGGTGATCCGTCTGGGGGCACCGGAAGCGGGTGTTCAGGATCGCTCACTGAAAACCCTGCTGGGGGCGGAGTGGAACACGGCGCAGGGATGGGAGGACGTGCTATGAAAAATCTGGTTTCTGCCGTACAGCGCCGGGATGCAGCCGCACTGTCCCGCATGGCTGGTCAGCCCCTGCAGGCGCGGGTGGTGAACGGCAACGCTGAAAAGCTGGTGGATGTGCTGTTTGAAAATCTGCTGCTGCTGTTCCCGGCGGCGCGCAATACGGTGTTTGGCGCGCCGGATGAGGTGGCGGCGATGAAGCGCCAGTGGATTACAGCATTCGCCGAAGGGGGGATTACGACGCTGGAGCAGGTCAAGGCCGGTGTCAGCATGGCCCGCCAACACGGTGGAGATTTCTGGCCCTCCTGCGGGCGCTTCATGGCGTGGTGCCGTGAGGGTGCGCGGGGTGCGGGTGGATTGCCCTCTGACGATGAGGTGCTGGCTGAGTTCCACCGCTATGCCCGCGATAAACACCGAGTTGCCACGCCGGAGGCGTTCGACTGGGCACACCCGGTGATGTACTGGGTGGTGCTGGATGTACGCCAGCTGATGTACCGGTACAACTACACCGAGGCCGAGGTGCTGCGGGCGATCAAGGCGCAGATGAAGCAGTGGGCCAAGGAGATGGCGGCCGGAAAAGTGATCCCACAGCCGGTGGCCCGAATTGCCGATTGCCGCAGGCCCAAGACGGCGGCGGAGCTGGCAGGGAACGCGGAGCATTACCAATCGGTCGGGGTCGCTGCGTTGGCAGCTATCCGCCAGAAACTGCGGGGGAGTTCAGGGGAGGGGGCGGTATGAGCAGAGAGAATTCGGCTATGGCCGATGCACATTGCCGGCGGGCAGAAGCGTTGGTCTCCCGCGGGCTGTATCGCCGGGCGCTTACTGAGCTGACCAGGGCGGCGGAATTTGCCGATGCGGCGCAGATAAGCAGGGTTGTGGTGCGCCGTAACGAACTATCGCGCCATGTGCGTTGTGCTCAGCGTGTCAGCGGTGATCCGCGTATGGACTATGAGAGCTGCGTGGGGGAGTCCTGTGAGCCTTAAATCAAGCAGGGGGGCGGCCGTTATCCCACAGCCGGTGATCACGCTGGCGGCAGATGAGGCACCGGCGGCGGGGTTTATGCTGCGGCCCAAGCTTCTGCGCTGGGAGAGTGGTAAATACACGCGCTGGGTGAAGACACAGCCGTGCTGCGGGTGCGGAAACCCTGCCGATGACCCACATCACATCATCAATTCGGGATTGGGATTGGGTGGCATAGGAACTAAAACGCATGATTTGTTCGTGATACCGCTGTGCCGGCGGTGCCATGACGAACTACATCGTGATGTGGGTGGCTGGGAGCAGAGGAACGGCAGCCAGTTGGTGTTGTTGGTGCAATTCCTGAATCGGGCGTTGGGGATAGGTGCCATAGTGAAGGCGTAATGTGTGGAGGGTGTGGATGCGTGATATGTATGAGGTATTAGACCGGTGGGGCGCATGGGCAGCTGCAGATAGCAGTGGTGTTGACTGGCAGCCGATTGCTGCGGGGTTTAAGGGGTTACTCCCTCATGGGAAGAAGTCGCGCATTCAGTGTGATGACGATGAGGGCATAATGATTGATGGCTGTGTAGCGCGGTTACGTAAATATAAGCCAAAAGAGTATGAGTTGATAATTGCTCATTTTGTGATTGGTATTTCACTGCGCACTATTGCTAAAAAGCGAAAGTGTTCTGATGGAACAATCAGGAAGGAGCTGCAGACAGCGATGGGGTTTGTTGATGGAGTGCTTTCTATTATATGAATATAGTGGTCTACACCGATTTTTTATTGCTTTGTTTTAATAATATTCTAATATTTTGTCTAATTATGATTAGACAATGCAATAGAAAAATGGCTGTTAATATTGCAAGCCATACACAAAACAAACAGGCAAATAGATTCGTTGACAGTCCTATAGTAAATTGTGCGATTGCCGTTGCAAGAGAGAATAATATAGATGTGTTAATGAATGAGGATAGATTGTCCAATGGCTTATATAGTAAGTTGTCATCAATATTTTCAATCGGTGTGCCTGTGGCATTGCTATATATTTCTTTGTATTCTTGAGTTGCAAAAACCTTATCTCGTAGGTTTATAATAACGAATGTGTGTAAGCTTAATAAGAAAGACCCGACAGAAATAAAACCTGAAAATAGATATCCGCGTAAATTTTTATGGTAAAAGTCAAAAAAGTTTACACTGACTTTTGGTGTGTTTTTGTATAGTAGGCAAAGCCCTAGTAGAACTAAGGCTGAGACTGCGAGCAGCATAACGTACTGATATCTTAACTTCTGACTTATTATCCACTCATATAAAAACATTTTTATTTGCTCCATTTTGAATCTCATCTTTTATTATATCAAACACAGGGTTTGTTGTGTAGTTTTCATTTGTCATGCCATCAACCTGTTCCGCAATAATATCGAAGTTATATGATTCAAAGAAAGTTGGGCAGTTCATGAAGTCGATGACTTTCTCAATGCCTTTGTGGTCTACAGCTGTAACCCTAGCCTTAACAATGTCACTCATTGAATTATAAGCATTCATCATATTTTGAGATAGTGCTTGAATTTTTGTTTTATCGTCATGGTTAAATTTCATGTCTATAGTTGTAGTGTTTACAAAAGGTTGAAGCGCTGTCATTGGCCCACCTTTAAAATCAATGTAATCAAATTTAAATGTAGTGCTTTTTATTTCTTTAAATTGATTTAAGATAGCCTGCATGTCGTTTTTATTTGTCATCATTTGGAATGATGGTCTTTCTTCATACTTTTCATTTATTTCGTTGATTTCTGATTTCTTGGGATTTTTACCCAATTCATTAATTTTCTTTGACCTTAAGCCCCTGACAAATTCATTGCAGACTGTTTGTAAATTGAGAAATAGATTGTTCAAACTGCATGAGCCATGATGATACATATACAGCCCAGTCAGATTGGATTTCTTTAATAAGAAAAAGTTGAAGTTGGCAAGTTTATCTCCCCCTTTGAGGTTTTCAATTTTGAGTTTAAATTTACCATCGATAAACTGTGATTTGCAGTCTTTTTTTTGATTCCGGAACGTGACAACAAGACCATAATAAAAATCATTAACATCTGACATGAGTATGCTACGGGTATAGTCGGGGCGATGGTATTCTCTGCCAGAAGCTTGAATGAAAGCATTCATTACATCGATAGTGTTAATATTGTTGTTATTGTTACTTATTGAAAACCCTATGCTTTTAACTTTCATGGTTAAACTCTAAGCGAAACAAGATAGTAAGGTTGGATAGTCTATAAAAATACTAACGCGTACGCAAAAAATACTGTAGCGTGTTAAGAGTGGTTACTACGTCACACCGCTTAATCATCGAAATCCGCTTCCTTGAGGGGGCTGGTGGATGTTGGCGTGCTCAGGCAGTTATGTGTTTGTTGTCGAGTTCTGGGCTCATTTTGATTACATATGCAGTATGAGTATAGTTCGCATCGTAATATTATAGTGTTGAATCTATTCCAAATCGAACGATGTTAGTGATATGCCTAACCATCCCCTGACGGAGATGTATGATGAAAAACGATGATGAAAAACGATGATGAAAGTTATCATTTATATACTTATATCTTGTCAATTGTTCGTTCTCTTCCAGAAGATAAGGGCATGCAATAAATACGATAGGAAAACAACTGACTGATATCATAGTGAAAAATAACGATATTGGTCTGTTGGCCATTTCGCTTTTTTTATTTGAACGTGGACAGGATTTTTTCAGGGAAGATATATATCAAAATTAGTCAGTTACCCTTAATTGTGAACCCTGGCAAACGCCGGGTTTTTTTATATCTGAACCCCATAGAGGGGATAACGAGATGGCGACTATGCACCATAACCCGGAAACCTGGCTGGACTGGAAAGAGCTGTTACAGAGCTGGTGGCAGGGCGACACACCGGTAGGCGGTGTTCTGCTGGCGGCTATGACGGCGGCTGTCCGGGTGACGTATCAGGGAGGGGGGTGGAAGCAAACGGCGTTAGAGGGGGTGCTGTGCGGCGCGCTGACGCTGACCGTGGTGGCGACGCTGGACTATTTCAGCCTGCCGAAGTCGCTGACCCCGGCCATCGGCGGTGCGATAGGTTTTATCGGTGTGCAGCAGATCCAGCGTTTTGCGATGTATATCCTGCAGCGCAAGCTGGGGATGCCGACAGACAAGGAGCGGTAATTATGGCACTCACCAAGGATCAAATCTTCGATGCCCTGCTGGGGCGTGAAGGAGGATACGTCGATCACCCCAACGACAAGGGCGGGCCAACCAACTGGGGGATCACCGAGAAGGTGGCCCGTGCTCACGGCTACACCGGCGATATGCGCAACCTGACGCGGGCGCAGGCGCTGGAAATCTATGAGAGCGACTATTGGTCAGGGCCCCGCTTTGACCTGGTGGCAGACTATTCCGAGCTGGTGGCCGCCGAGCTGCTGGATACCGGGGTGAATATGGGGCCATCGGTTCCCGGCAAGTGGCTGCAGCGCTGGCTGACTGCCTTTAACGATGGCGGACGTCTGTACCCGGATATCAGCGCCGACGGGGTGATTGGGCCACGTACGCTCTCTGCGCTGCGTGCCTATCTGGATGCCCGGGGTGCAGAGGGGGAGCAGGTGCTGCTGCGGGCGCTGAACTGCAGTCAGGGCGATCGTTATCTGGCGCTGGCCGAGCAGCGGGTGCAGAACGAGTCATTTCTGTATGGCTGGGTACGGGAGCGGGTGGCGCTGTCTTAACCATATCTGAAATGTGTCCAAGAGCCTCGGCCATGCCGGGGCTTTGTCATATCTGCGCCATGCCCGGCGCAAACAATCATACAGAGCCTTATAGAAACAGGCCTCGGAGAAACGCCGTTATAGGTGGCGACCTCTCTGTGGGCGGCGTTTCTGGGCAACGAGGCTTGTTTCTATAAGGTAACCATCGATATGAACACATCTGTAGCATCTTCTTATACCGACGCATCAAGCAATCATCATGTCGTTAATGAGTTCGCTGACATTGTTCCTGTTGTCAGTGGCCGGATCGGTGAGCGTGAAACCAATATTGTTAGTGCCAGAGCACTACATGGTGCTTTGGGGGTTGGTCGAGACTTCACCAACTGGGTTAAAGGGCGGGTTAGCCAGTATGGCTTCGTGGTTGGAGTTGATTACATCGCTGTTGAAAATTTGAGCTCGCCAAAACGGGCGAGCGCAAAATCTCGCCAACAAATAGAGCATGATTACTTGTTGACGCTGAACACAGCCAAAGAGTTGGCAATGGTCGAGCGTAGCGAACAAGGGCGCGCCATTCGTCGTTACTTCATCCAGTGTGAAGAGGCATTACAGCTCACCGCCCCAGAAGTCGCAGCGCGTTATCGTCGCAAGTTAAAGGCTCGCATCGGAGTGGCAAACCTGTTTAAGCCGATGTGTTCCGCGTTGGAGTCGGTAAGGTCTGAGCAAGGTAAGGTGACGCAGTCTCACCACTACAGCAACGAAAGTAACATGATCTCCCGCATCGTCCTGGGTGGTCTTACAGCGAAGCAATGGGCAGGTATGAATGGAGTGGTGGGGGATCCTCGCGATTCGATGAATGCTGAGCAACTAGAGCATCTGTCTTATCTGGAGAGCACCAATATCACCCTGTTGGATATGGGGATGGATTACCCGCAACGGAAGGTTGAGTTAACGCGCTTGTCCCAGCGTTGGATGGCGCGGCGTCTGGGTCCGTGATGGCTTTTGTTTAACACCACTACAAAAATAGCGGTGGCAGTGTTCAGGCCTTGAATGATGCGAAGAAAATCGCATCGGTCATCACTATCAAGGGTGGGATTACATGGTTGGTGAACGGTTATGGAAGCCACTGGCGCTAACCTCGCTGGTGGCTTTGTCGTATTGTGGGCTGTCGTCCTGGCGGTACGCCGCTGGCCATGCAGATGGAAAGCATGAGGCTGATCGAGCGTGGCAGGCCAAATGGGGCTCTGTGTGGTCAGGGCCAGAAGAGTTATTGCACTTCTATGATTTATAAGTAAAGTATCATAAATCGGAATTAGTTTTATCCGCGATGCCGGGGGTATAGTCCGCTCAGGTGCTGAAAACACCTTACGAACGGCAACCGCACCCGTCAGACATGTGGTTTTTTTGTGGTCATATTTCGGATATGGCCGAGTGTGGGCGAATACAACACCTGCAAAGGGAATAAGCCCGCTTGCCTTCGTACAAGTTTTCAGCACTCGGCCACCCGAGCCATTCGGGTATCCTCTGAAAAGGGATACGAACATGACTATTCAATTAGCTTTATCCTCACCAAAAGTAACCATCCACGGCGGCAGAGCTATTACCACGTCCATTGCGGTAGCCGAGTTCTTTGGCAAGCAGCACAAGAACGTCATCCAGAAGATTGAAACGCTGGATTGCTCTCCGGAGTTTAACGGGCTGAATTTTCAGCCCGTTAAATACACCGATGCTAAAGGCGAAAAACGTCCATCCTACGAGATGACCAAAGACGGTTTTGTCTTTCTGGTCATGGGCTTTACCGGTAAGCGTGCCGCCGCGTTCAAAGAGGCCTACATCGCCGAGTTCAACCGCATGGAGGCACAGATACGGCATCAACGGCCAGAGCAGGCCGGCTATCTGGGGCGGACACACAAAAACATCAGCCGGGAAGAGATCGACGCCTACAACATCAATGCACTGAGCCTGCATTATCGGGAGATTTTAACCGCATGGAGGGAGCAGATATATCCCGCCCTGCGCCAGCTGGAGTCACCGATAGCCGGAAGGCTGTACGACAGGTTTATCGATGGCGCCGCTTTCCTGTCATACGTTGAACGATCGTTGAATGATCGGCTGCTGCCAGGTCAAAGGCCACGCATTATTTAAGCAGTACAAAGGTAAGGCACACAACACATACCCGGCGCAGGCTGGGTTTTTTTATGGGGGTGATCATGAAACGTCCGCCATTCATTCGGCGCCCAATGAAGCGCTGCAGCTATTGTGGTTCCCGAACACACATCGTCCAGTTCTGCCCGAAGACGCACGCAGGAATGGTGCGGATTGAGCAGCGCGCGGCTGAGTTGGCACGTCAGCAGGAGGCCACGCCCCCCGGGTTGCGGGTCCTTCCTGGCCCTCAGAAGACTGCGGGGCGTTAGACCCGCACCATTTCACTACATATGACCTTCTCCAAAAGTGAGGTTGTTGTTTCTATGTCAGACCCCTCGGATAAGTCCTGTCCCGCCCCTGGCTGGCTGAAAAAATCGGACATGGCCGCAAGCTGGGTATTTCTGTGCAGGCGTTTGATAAATGGGGTGTTATCCCGGTAAAAAAGATAGGCAGAAATCTCTATTTTGATGTTCGTTCGGTTGTGGATAACCGGGTAGAGAATGTGACCCTGAAACAACAACCAACCGCCCCTCAGGATATGAGTGAGGATCAATTGGATTACCAACGGTGGCGGCTCACAAAGGAGCAGGCCGACAAAGCCGCCAGGGAGAACCTGATCGCCGAACGTCATCAGGTTCCGACTGAGTTTGCGACGTTTGCGTTGATCCGAATCGCAGCCAAGGTAAGCAGCTTGCTTGATACCGTTCCGCTCACGATACGCCGTCGCTATCCAGAATTGCAGACCAAGCATATCGAGGGTATTCAGCGTGAGCTGGTGATAGCCAGTAACGAGGCGGCCGCCCTGGGTGACCTGCTGCCGGAGTTACTGGATGAATATATCGACAGCACAATTAAATAATCTGGTTGCTGCGATCAATCTTGGTCTGTCGGCGTTATACCGTCCTCCTGTGCAGACAGCCGCTGAGTGGATGGATGAAAATTACTATCTGCCGGTAGAGTCCTCCTATCAGGAGGGGCGTTGGAGGTCGATCCCATTTCAGGTGGCCATTATCAATGCCATGGCCAATGACGATATCCGGGAAGTGAATTTGGTGAAGTCCGCGCGTGTCGGCTACACCAAAATATTGCTGGGTGTGGCAGCGTATCTGCTGGAGCATAAGAAACGTAATGGCCTTATCTGGCAGCCCACTGACAGTGATGCAGAGCTTTTCGTTAAGAAGCACGTTGAACCAATGATCAGGGATGTGCCAAAGATGCGGGCTATCTCTCCCTGGTTAGGTAAAAAGCACCGGGACAACACGCTGGATCTCAAGCGCTTTGCCAACGGGCGCGGGCTGGAGGTCCGGGGGGAAAGGCAGCCAAGAATTACCGTGAGGCATCGCCTGATTTCGGTATCTACGATGAGTTGGCCGCGTTTGATAATGATATTGAAAAAGAGGGTTCCCCGACATTTCTGGGGGATAAGCGGATGGAGGGTTCGACCCATCCCAAATCCATTCGTGGTTCTACGCCAAAGATTGCGGGCCAATGTCAGATAGAGCGTGCGGCGAACGAGTCCCCACACCTGATGCGTTATCACATCCGCTGCCCACACTGTGGTGCTGAGCAGTTCTTAAAGTGGGGCGCTAAAGATGCTGAGTGCGGGATGAAGTGGGATGGCGATGATCCCCGCAGCGTTTTTTATCTTTGTGAGGTATCGGGCTGTGTCATACGCCAGCATGAAATGGACTATGAGGCGGTAGAGCGCTGGGTCTGTGAGCGAACCGGGGCCTGGACGCGCGATGCCATTGACTGGTTCGATAGCGCTGATCAACCCATTGCGTCCCCGGAGTCTGTCACCTTTCATATCTGGACAGCATACAGTCCATTGACGACATGGGTCCGGATCGTTGCAGATTTTCTCAAGGCGAAGGATGACCCCGGCAAGCTGAAAACCTTCGTGAACACTACCCTGGGTGAAACCTGGAAGATAATACGGGGGAGAAACTCGATTGGCAGGCTATCGCCGCCCGCCGGGAGATTTGGCCCCATCCGGTGCCGGATGGTGTGCTCTATATCACCATCGGCTCAGACACCCAGGACGACCGTTTTGAATATGAGGTAACAGGCTGGGGAGAGGGTGAGGAGAGCTGGGTGCTGGATTACCGGCGGCTGTATGGAAACCTTTCACACACAGAAATTTGGGATCGGCTGCATGAGCAGTTCTCCCGTCAGTTTATCAAGTCTAATGGTGAGGTGCTGGATATTGGCCTGGTGCTGATGGATTCCGGTGGCCACTACACCGATGAGGTTTATCAGTTCTGTCGCCGCAACCCGCATAAGTATATTCCGATTAGGGGGGCAACGGTGATGGGTAAACCGATTATTACCTTTCCCCGGAAGCGTAACCGTAAGGGGGTATATCTGTCCGAGGTGGGTACGGATTCTGCCAAGGATGTGCTGTATGGCCGGATAGGCGAGATCCCGGCTGCCATGGCAGGGCCATTGCCGGGTTACCGGCATCATCCTGTAGCTGAGTGGGCAGATGATATCTACTTCAGGGGACTGACCTGCGAGCGGAAGATACAGGAGGTTATTAAGGGCCGCCGGGTATACCACTGGGTCACGCCATCCGGAGCCCGTAATGAGCCAACCGACTGCGCGGTTTATTCTCTGGCGGCCATTCGCCTGGGTGTCCAGCACCTTGGATGGCAGTTGGTATCCCGTCCTCATCAGACAACAATCCCGTCATCTCCCCCTGCGGGCATGGCAGGGCCGGAAGAGAGAACAAATGACTGGCTGGGAATAACATCAGGAGGCTGGCTGTGACACTGAGTGATATTGACAGCATGATTGCACTTTACCTGCAGGCCGAGCGCGACGTGCTGGCTGGGAAGCAGGTTACCTTCCAGGGACGAACCGTAACATCTGAAAATCTCAGCGAGATCCGCAAGGGAAGAATGGAGTGGGAAGAACGCCGCATGAATGCTGTTAATCCACGCCGACTGCCTTACTCATTGGCGAGGTTCTCATGACCGTAATAGAAAAGGTCATCGGTGTTATTTCTCCTGGCTGGGCTGCCAACAGACTGCGTGATCGGCTGCGGATGAAAGCCTATGAGGCCGCAATGCCGACGCGAACCCATCCGGCGCGGCGGGAGCGGCGTGGCGCCAATCTGGCGGTGCAGATATCGGCTATCAGCTTACGGGAGCAGGCCCGAGCGCTCGATGAAAATCACGATATTGTGATTGGACTGCTCGACAAAATGGAAGAGCGGATTGTGGGGGCCAAGGGGATTCAGATAGAGCCGCAGCCCCGCGCTGTCGATGGCGAGCTGATGGAGGATTTTGCCAGGGAGATCCGCCGTCGCTGGGGTGCCTGGTCACTGAAACCAGAGACGACCGGATCCTTTACCCGGCCAGCGATGGAGCGCCTGGTATGCCGAACCTGGCTGCGTGATGGAGAGGTTTTTGGTCGGCGCCTGATGGGTACGGTGAGTGGTTACCGGCATCACACAGACACGCCTTACTCTATTGAACTGTTAGAGCCGGACTTTGTGCCGTTTGACATGAATCTGGTCACCGAAAAGGTCAGGCAGGGGATCCGTCTGGATGAATGGCGGTGCCCAAAATCCTACTTTGTGATGTTTGATCACCCCGGAGAACTGCAGGGATACCGTTACCGGACCAAAGAGGTGGCAGCCAGTGAGATGTATCACCTGGCCCTGCGTAAGCGCCTGCATCAGTTACGGGGGGTCACGCTGTTGCACGGGGTGATGACCCGCCTTGCCGATCTTAAATCCGTAGAGGAAGCCGAGCGGGTAGCAGCGCGTATCAGTGCCTCCATGGCGTTCTTTATCAAGAAAGATATTCCGGAGGGATATGGTTTTAAAGACCCTCAAAACCGAGC